CCCGCAGCGATTTGATTGGCACGCTCCTGGCCATACTGTCGAGCAAATGCGTCAGCAACTGCCTGAGTTCTCGCTGCCTGTGCAAGACCGCCATCCACTGCGCCAGATCCGCCCATGGCAAAAGTGGTGTTGATACCTGGCATGGCGGCTCGGCTTGCTGCATCAACCGCAGCGTTGAAACCTTCACCGCCGTATAAAAAGTCTCCTCGGGCAGTGCTTTCCAAAGTAGATCGACCTTGCCCGCCAATAGGCGTGTTACCCATTGCTATGTTTTCCAGGGTAGAGCGACCAACGCCAGATATGTCGTTAGCACCGCGCGCTATACCAGCAAGGCTATCCATTTCACCGCGTATAATTTCAAGCGGATTGGTTGTGCCCATGGTGCGCAGGTTGTCGATGATATCGCCGGACTCGAGAAACTCTCGTCCACGGTTGAATAGAGGTACAACCTCATCGCCGCGGGCGGCTGCTTGTAATACGTTTTGTGTTGTACCAAGAAAATTGTTTGGGTCATTCCTGGCTAAATCTGCAGCCATTGCCAGGGACATATTTTGATTTTGGTTAAACGGCGACAGCAGCGCGTTGTCCTGGGTGAGCAAATCAACATAGGACCGAAGGGCACCCTGCTGTGCGTTAGCCGCGTCTGCCAGAATAGGTTTTAAAAATTCGGGGATTGCAGTCTGCGTTGTGTTTTCTGCACCTGTCACTATTGGATTCAAATCATTGAAACCAAGCGCGCCTGGATTGTTGTTGAAGTTGTTTATCCCTCTCGCGGCTGCAGTGAGAACATTGTCGCCAGTGAACGAAGAATCTCCAGCATTGTTGGTCAGCGTATTGTTGGCTGCATTGTTTGTTGCCGTGTTATTAGCAGCGGCGTTATTTACAGTTGCCGCGTTGTTTGTGGTGTACGGGTTTGTGAAACCCATTTCATAATCCAGGAGCGCGTTCCCAGGTGAGAACTCATTAATTGCCGCGCGCACCTCTGACTCAGGAAGTCCGGCCATGAGAGCAAGGCGCTGTGGGGTTGCGCCTATTTGGTTGGCCATCGACAAGACACTCTGCGCCTCTGCGTCAGTCACTCCGTCTTGCAACACGCTCTGCACCAAATTTTGTAAGGTCTGTAATTCAGCTTTTGTTGCCATAATTGCCTCTAGGAAACGACCGCCCGGTCGCTAAATCTTCGCCAGTTTGTACCGTCACTAAACGCCGGTTGCGCACCGCCTGTCTCGTCAGTGACATATATCAGGCCATAGGTCCACTCATTTGCTTGTGGCAACCCGGATACGGTATATGCCGACAATATCAATGGTTTGGTCATTGCTTTCGTTCCGTCGGTTGGTAGTCCGACATTTGCTCGCATCGCGATCCGGCGCCGATGGTCTGCGTCATTATTCATCTGCAGAGGCGCGTCACCGCGTTGTTTAAGATCAGGCACGGCGTCCTCTACTCTGAGCATCAGCCCGATCAACCTCGACCCCGATTGCGTCTTCCCACAATCCAGTGAGAGTTAGCCGGAATCGATGATATGTGTCATTTACCCGCTTAGTGATTCGACCACTACTGGTAGGCGTCAGACTGTCAGTAAAAGTCACTGTGTCTTGCAGCTTTGATCTGTGCCCAACTTTAGCCGTGACACTGCCGCCAACAACCAAAGGCCTGAATGCATTGAGACCAGTTTTTGCTCCAGGATTGAGTTGTATCTCACCGGTCTCTAGAGTTGCTTCCTTCGAGTCGCCAGCGAAGAAACCCAGTTTTAAGTCACTGTTGAACGCCGCTATTTGGCCATTTGCCGTAAATATGCCGCTGTCGAACGACATCGGGATCTCGTCCAGGTTTGTGAATCCCAAGGTTGGAAGGTTCTCTAAAGTGAGGCTGAAACCCTTCGCGCGCATGATGAGCTCGACATCTTCCTCGACAAGTGCCCACTTATCGAAGGTCTTGTCGTAAATCACAATATTGTTTGGTCGGCCACCCTCATTGCCGGGCCCTGGAAACGCCCAAATAATTCGGTTATTGGTTGGATCGGGCAGTGAAGAAATCCTGTCCGGGAAGTTGTCATCGAAATTCTCTCGAAACCACTGATCGACTCGACCAGCACCAATTGCGTTAACGCCTGTGCCGTTCGCTGTAATCTCCAGGAATCCCTGGTCACTGATCAGATAAACATTGTCACCCAGGGCGGTGACTGATCCGCCACTAACTGTACCGATGTCTGGCAGAATTTCGTCGATCTGGAAAACAACCGGAGCACCGACAAAGGTCATTCTGAATATCGATCTCTCACTGACGATAATCCCGACCTCGCCGCCCGTTATGGCTCGAATCGGACCGCCGGTTGTAAGATCACGAAAGTCGCTCAATGTTGATGTGCTGACCGTCCAGGCAGTTTCATCGCTTATTCCTGACCAACGCACCCGGTTGGGCACATTGCCATCTGAACTGTCAAAGGTATTCGAGCACACCACAAAGTCACCAATTACGGTGATGTTTCTGGCGCGAAAGGCACTTGTAAGATCGCTGAAATTGGCAACCGATGTCGCCATGTCTTTTTGCTGAATGTTGTTTGAGAAATTCGTGGCTAAAATTTTGTTCTTGAACCGCACAAAGTTCCAGACCTCGCCGGTGCCTGAAGCATAGGCTCCGCCAGTGTTCGTGCGATCAGTGAAGCTAAAGTCGGAACTATCTAGCTCGTATAACTTAGCTGTGGTCCCGACAAACAAGTGGCTTGTATCGTCTTTGTCGAATGCCTCGATGCCACCTCGAGGTCGTGTATCCACCGCAGTGGTGAATTGCGCAAATGAGGGGAACGGCTGAAAGCTGCGCTCTGCGGGCACGGCGTTAACAATCACCGCGCTGCCCGTTGCGCCAAAATCCACAACATCAGGTCGCCAATCGACAAAGGGTATTATCATGGGGTTGAACCGACCGGTTTGCTAACAAGGGATCCTGGGACCCTCGTCTTCGATATTCGATTAGCTTGCTGCAATGCGTCCTGATAAAAAGCGTTGAATATAACAACGCGGTTATCATCCATCAGGAAAGGAGCACTTGCTGCTAAGGCACCATAGAGATATGCATCTGGCACTTGCGCAAGGATGTTATTGGACGAATTAGAATCGCTAAGAGCAGTCTCTTGCTTGTAGAAAAGAATCTCTGCGGTATAGGTCGAGTCGGGAACGTGATCGAACTCGATATCATTGCTGATTGTAAAGTGCTTCGGCTTCCCCGAGGTCTGCTCATAAAGCGCAGCCATTCGGTCGTAAGAAACCGGACGCAACACCGTCACCGGGTTAGTCATCAATCGCAAGTTAATCGCCTGCAGATACCCGGTAGGCAGAGAGATCTGTCTCGCATTTACCGTTAGCGTTTCCCTGGTGATCATTTCGCGGATGCGTAAGTCACGCCGATGCCTGGATTCAGCCAGGCGAATGAAATCAGGTATATGTGACGTGAGATCGTCACGATCTAAATGATCGGCAATAGCTGTCTTGAGCGAGTCATAAGTGTCTAATGCCATCAGTAATTACCTGCTTGGAATTTGCGGTATTCCCTGCCCTTGCACAGCGTCTTCCAGATATCCTTGGCTCGATCTGTTCGCGCAGCGATGATCTCTTCAAAGGCTACCTTCGGTTTGACACCCCAAAGTGCCGCGCTTTTGTACGCAACATCGTTAATAACATTCGCGGGAATCTCTGCCGAGAAACGAAAGTCCTTGCCCGGGTTTTGCGCCTTTAGCTTTGCGCGCCTCATCACCGGTTCTGCGTCCTGGATAGTTTGCGTAGTGACAACAGGTTTATTCCTGTCATCAAGATGCGCCCAGGTCTTAGTTACAATTCCGTTCGCTTTCTCGGCGTCGATTAACTTCACACTGTATACCCCGTCAAAGTAACCGCACCCGTCACTCCGCCTGTACCGGAAGCTTCGAGCTCCAGGTTGGCGACTTTCCCAGGTTGCAGCTTGATCGGGCTGGGGAAAGACAGAGAGAACGAGTTGTGTACATACCAACGCGCTATCTCTGTGCTTCCTTCTTTGAGGATCAAAGTCTTACCAGCAGCCGCCGCAGAGTATCCGCCGGAGACACTGGTAACGTAGGTGCTAAGACCACCATCGGGCGCGGCTCTAGTCGCTGTCGATGTGGCATTGTCATCTGCGTCTTTGGTGACAAAGCTGGATATCTGTCGGCTAATCATTAGGCAGGCTCCAGTTCCAAGGTGATGGTTACTGCTCGAGCAGTGCTTGACGCACCATCGGTCTCGATCTCAATCGCATCACTGTCAGTGAATGAATTAGCACCAGTGGGCAGAACAGAATCTACATCGCCCGCAGCCGAGCCGCTTTGCGTGATTGTAATAGCTCCGCCAGTAACAGCGGTGCCACCGATCTTCGCAGTAAGACCAGCATTTGCAGACGTAATCGCACCCGATAAAACCGTACTAATCTTTCTGATACGGCCATTAAAACCAGGAACGACATATACCTGCCCAGCAGTGCTCACATCGGTAATTGTTGCGGTCAGAAATCTATTCTGAACCGGGGGAACATATGGGTATGCCATATTTATTTCTCCTAAAAAGAAGGGGCCCGAAGGCCCCTATGAATTCCCAAAGTGAGTTTATGAAGTGGTCAAATCGTAGATCGCGCCACTAGACTTCTCTTGACCGGCATGCACTGTGTACTCGGCAAGGATCTGACGGCGATCTGTGTCACCGGTCTTTGCCAATTCAGTGGTAATCATGTTCCGACCAGGAAGGAATGCGACACCCCAGTTGTCCATATCGAGAGCAAGCACTGTGCGAGCCTCCATAAACCTGTTAGGAATAATTCGCAAATCCCCGTAGTCTGAGGAATAGACCGAAAAGCTTGCGTGCAGCGTGTCATCTTCAGCCATCTGCATGTTGGTGCGGCCTTGACTAAAAGATGAAGCTACCTGGCGATTGAACGCACCAAGCATCAGCACATCAGGTGTACCGCCTTCATCGAAGCACTTACGCAGGACTGTCTTTAACTGGTCCTCAGTGAATGCTCGAGCAGTACCATCGGTGTGCGCATTGCTGCCAGTACCGTTAGCGGTAGTCGCATCAGATGCCTCATCGATGTTGGTGATGATGTATGTTGGAACGCCTGCAGCCTGGCGAGCAGTACTATCGTCGCCTGCATTGTAAGCTTTGTTGTCCAGGAGAGATTTCTCTATATCTCTCTTGAGCTCCTTCGCCTTCTTCATCATCTGGTAATCCATGGCGTCACCGTATCCGGCGGCGTCCACAGCGCGTGCTGTACCAGTGACTCGAGCAACCTTGTCGCTAATCTGCGTGTAGTTGAAGAGTCGTGTGGTTGACGAAGCTGCATCAGTCGTTGCGTCATCACCCTCGATCACAGCATTAGCTGCTGCAGCGGCGAGTGAGTCGGTCAAGAACTCATGCTTGGTGCTGGTTGCTTCCATACTGCGAGCAGAACTGAGGAAGGGTGTGTCAACCGGACTTACGTCATATATTATGTCCGAAAGGTCCTCCCGCATCTCGTTCATGTCATTTGTTGCATGTGTATTACTAGGTTGTGCCATCGTTATTTACCTCTACGCAATTTCAATAAGGCTACTGCAGCATCCTCTGCTGTCCGACTATTCGGGTTTTTAGCAATCGTGGCTTTCGCCTCTGCTACCTTAGCCTGGTTAATATCAACGGGTTTCGATACCCCAGGTTTCAGGGTCTTCGGTACCGTCAAAAGTTTCTTTTTAGCGGGCTCCGCTTTGCT